GGCCCGAGGCCTTCTCCGACAGGACCGGCAAACCCGACATTCGCGGCGCCTATGGCCTGCTCGCCCGCGAGGTCGTCGGCCTGCTCAAGCATCTGCAGCACGCCCCCGGAAAGACCGTGATCTTCGTCGGCATCCTCGAGCGCGTCACCGACGAGTTCAACCGCACGACCTGGCAGCCGCAGATGGAAGGCGGCAAGGCCGCCCGGGAGCTGCCGGGCATCGTCGATCAGGTCATCACCATGAGCCTGTTCGCACGCGACGGAGATGGCTGGCGGCACGAGCCGGAGCGCGGCGAGACCCGGCGCCTCGTCTGCCGCGCCGGCAATCCCTTCGGCCTGCCGGCGAAGGATCGCAGCGGCCGACTCGATGTCACCGAGCCGCCCGACCTCGGCGCGCTCCTCTCCAAGATCAACGCAACCCGGAAAGGATGACGAGCCATGAGCTTCGACATGAACGACGCCGAGCCGCAGAAGAGCGGCGAACTGATCCCCGACGGCACCTTCGCCAGGGTCACCATGACCATCCGACCGGGCGGAACCGACGGCCAGAGCGAGATCGACCGGGGGCTGCTCAAGGCCTCGAACGCGCCCGGTAGCGACGTGCTCATGCTCGATTGCGAGTTCACCGTCGCCGAGGGCCTGCACGTCCGGCGCAAGTTCTGGCAGATGTTCACCGTCCAGGGCGGCAAGGTGGACGAGCATGGCGTCTCGATCGGCTGGAAGATCTCCAAGGGGAGCTTCCGCGCCATGATCGACTCGGCGCTTGGCCTCGATCCCGCCGACATGAGCGAGGCGGCGAAGGCTAAGCGCATCCTGCGAGGTCTCGCCGACCTCGACGGCATCACCTTCGTAGCCAAGATCAGGATCGAGCCCAGCGACGACCCGCGCTACGGCGACAGCAATAAGCTCGACCGCGTGGTCCTGCCGAGCGAGCCGGAATGGCGCAAGGTTATGGACGGCGAGGTCGTGCCGGCGAGCCCGAGCACCCGCGCCCGCCCGAAGTCTCCTGCGCCGGCGGGGCAGCCGGCCTGGAACCGGGTGGCTCCCGCGCAGCCGCCGGCACAGGCCGCCGGCACAGCCTGGGCGAACGCAGGTGCGTCCACACCGCCGCAACCGGCCGCCAAGCCGGCCGGCCCTGCCTGGCTCAACAGCTGACCCCCATGACTGATGACGAGTGGCAGGCGCACGTGACGCGCGAAGCGGCAAAGGAGGTCGGCAAATGGCTCGAAGGGCGCGGAAGGCTCAATCAGCCCATCGCCGCCCTCACCATGGCCGACCTCGAGGCCATGGCCTCGAATGCGATCTCCCGCTTCATCGTCCTGGCCTCGCAGCGGATCAAGGAGCAGCCCACCGGCAACGAGGACCTGACCCGGCTCTTGCTCGGGTAGAGCCCTGCGCCCTGTGCGCGCGTCAGGCGCGGGGCTTTGGCTACGTCCACCGGCTGCAGTGGGACCGATTTCCGCACCACCGCTTCTGCTCGATGCGCTGCCTCGATGTCGGCGCCGCGCTCGCCAACAGGAACAACGGAATGATCGACAAGACCGACATGGAGACCCGCGCCATCAGGGAGGCGCGCCGGTATCTCGCCGAGGCGCTCACCGAACTTGGCCTCATGGGGCCGTTCTACGACCGGAGCGCGGCCGAGATCGATCGCATCATCGAGGCCTGTGTCGACGGGTTTCAGGAGTCGATGCAGCGCCAGGCCGCCGCCCGCGACCCGCTCGACGATCCGATTCCCTTTTGAGGTGGCGCATGGGAATCGATCTCAACCACGGCTCCGGCTTCGTCTATGGCCGCATCGGCCACGCGATCAGCGTGTCCGATCGGGTCAATGCCCTGATCGATGCGGCGCTCGTCGCACGCAATCGGCGGCAGCAGCCGCGCGACTATCTCGGCGGCAGCCGGATCGGCGAGCCCTGCGCACGCAAGCTCGTCTACGAGGTGACCCATACGCCCAAGGATGAGGGACGGGATTTCGACGGCGCGATCCTGCGCATCTTCGACGCCGGCCACCAGTTCGAGACGCTCTCCATCTGCTGGCTGCGCGGCGCGGGCTTCGACCTTCGCACCGAGCGCGCGGACGGCGGACAATTCGGGTTCGAGACGGCGGGCGGGAGACTGCGCGGCCACATCGACGGCGTGATCGTCGCTGGCCCCGATGTCGGTCTGCACTGGCCCGTGCTCTGGGAGCACAAGGCGGTGGGCGCCAAATCCTGGAACGACCTGGTCAAGCGTGGCTTGCGCGCCTCCAAGCCGGTCTACTACGCACAGGTCCAGCTCTACATGGGCTATCTGGAGCTGGAGACCGCCCTCGTCACGGCGCTCAACAAGGACACCGAGGCGCTCCACCACGAGGTGGTCGGGTTCGATCCGCCCTTCGCGCAGGCGCTCTCCGACAAGGCCGTCGATATCCTGCGCGCCGTGGAAGCTGGCGAACTTCCACCGCGGATCGCCGCAGACCGAGATTTCTATCTCTGCCGCATGTGCGCCTATGCGGAGCGCTGCTGGGAGGGCGAGCGATGAGCTTCATCCCGTCGCAGCAGCAGGCGGCGGCAATCGCCGCGATCGAGGACTGGTTTCGGCACGGCACGCGCAATCAGCAGGTGTTCCGCCTGTTCGGTTACGCAGGAACGGGCAAGACCACCATCACACGGCATGCAATCGGCGAGCTCGGTCTTGAACCGATGGATCGCACGGGCGGCTCGGGCGGCGTGCTCTATGCCGCCTTCACCGGCAAGGCGGCCCTGGTGATGACCCGGAAGGGAACGCCAGCCTCGACGATCCACAGCCTGATCTACAAGGTCTCCGAGGCGACGCCCGAGGAGATCGAGCGTGTCACCCGCGAACTGGAAACGCTTCGCGGCGGCCTGCGCGCAATGCGACCGGCCGAGCGTTCCTTCGCGGAGACCCAGATCCGCCGCCTCGAGCTCCGGCTCGCCGACATCCATCAGCCTCGTTTCATTCTGAACGAGCAGTCGCTGGTCCGCGACGCCGACCTGATCGTGCTCGACGAGGTCTCCATGGTCGGCGCCGAAATGGCGAGCGATCTGCTTGCTTTCGGCAAGCCGATCCTGGTGCTCGGCGACCCCGGCCAGTTGCCGCCGATCAAGGGCGACGGCGCCTTCACCGACGCCGATCCCGACGTGATGCTGACCGATATCCATCGCCAGGCGGAGACCAGCGCGATCATCCGACTTGCGACGCTCGCGCGGCAGAGCATGCCCATTCCCTACGGCGAGCACGACGACTTCGTCTGGAAGATGCGGCGCTCCGACATCGGCCCGCATCAATTCCTCAAGGGCGGTCAGGTGATCTGCGGCCGCAACGCGACGCGGCTCTTTTTGAATACCGCGATGAAACAGGCAGCCGGCTTTCCAGACGCTTATCCGCGCGGGCTCGGCGAGAAGATCATCTGCCTCAAGAACCGGCACGATCTCGGTCTCGTCAACGGCATGTTCCTCGACCTGTCGGACATCCGCGACGAAAGCCCGCTCGCCTTCAGCGCGTCGGTGCGCACGGAGGACGGGACGAGCGTTCCCGGCCGCCAGTGGTTCTACAAGGGCCATTTCGACGACCACATCGCCTACGACGCCGAGCGCTTGCGCCGCGATTGGCGTGACATGCGGGGGCTAGTCGAGAGCGTCTGGGGCTACGCCATTACCTGTCACAAGGCCCAAGGATCGCAGTGGGAGAACGTGATCGTCTACGACGACGGTCTCGGGCGGACCGCCGAGGACCGCGCCCGCTGGCTCTACACCGCCATTACGCGCGCGGAGCAAGGGCTGGTGATCCTTGATTGACTTCAACGACATCGCACCCGCCAGAACGCCTGCGGTTCAATACGATCTCGAGGCCATCGTCGCCGGCCTGCGTGACAGGACCGGCGCCTGGGTGCCGCAGCACTTTCCGAACGGCCGTCGCAACGGCGACGAATGGCGCCTCGCCAACATCAATGGCGCTGCGCCGCGAAAGAACGGCTCCTGCGTGATCACGCTCAGAGGCGAGCACGCCGGCGACTGGATCGACTTCGACGGCGGCCAGGGCGGCGGGCCGCTAAGCACGCTGGAACAGGCGACCGGCCTCAAGGGCCGCGATCTTTTTGCCTATGCCGCCGATCTGGTCGGATGGTCGGCTGCGGCGCCAGCCCGGCGTGAACCCTCGGCGGCTTCCGCGAAACATGAGAAAGACTCTGCTCGAGAAATCGAGATCATCCTCTCGCGGGCCCTCCCGATCGCCGGTACGCCGGGCGAGGCCTATCTGCGCGCGCGAGGTCTCACGGTTCCGCCACCGTCCGACCTCCTGTTCCATCCGGATCTCGCGCATTGGGATACGAGGACCGGGTTCCCAGCAATCGTCGGCCTGGTTCGCGACCGCGCCGGTAGCGTGGTTGCCCTGCACCGCATCTACCTGCGGCCGGATGGGGCTGCGAAAGCCGAGGTTGAAAAGCCGAAGAAGATGCTGGGCCGCGTCGGCGGTGGCGCCGTGCGGCTGGCCTCGATCGGCGGCGACGCTGTCCTTGGTCTCAGCGAAGGCATCGAGACGGCGCTCGCCGTGATGACGGCCTGCCCGGGCATGGCGGTATGGGCGACGCTCTCGGCCACCAACCTCGAACAGATCGTCCTGCCGCCAGAGGCCCGGCGTGTCGTTTTGCTCGCCGACCACGATGCGTCGGGCACGGGCCTTCGTGCCGCCCAGGCGGCGGCGCGGCGTCTCCTGGCCGAAGGCCGCAGCGTCGCCATCGCCCTGCCGCGAGCGGAAGGCGATGACTTCAACGACGTCCTGCTGC